GATTTCTTGGTTTTCTAGCAGGACTGCGGTTACCGCTCTTCTGTGTGAATCTTTGATTGGATCAAGACCCTCATAGTTGAGGAGAGGTGCCCACTTTTCCTGCAGATGCTCTGACATGAACATTTGCGTTTACCTTTGTTGTGTGGATGTTTTGTTTGAATTATATTAAATTCAATTATTTGCTAAATCTTGAAAGTGTATTCAGATAGTGCGCCATTGAACCTGAGATTGACTCAGGTGAATTGTCTACACCTTCTGAAAGTGATTCAGTTCTAGCTTTTGGAGATGATACTTTTGAAGGAAAATATGCTTCCTTCAGAGTCTCCAGTTTTTCACGATATTCTTCTTCACTTTCAAACTCAACACTTTCGGCAAGTGAAGCGAGCTTGTCTTTCTGAGTAGCAGCAAGGCCCTCAGAAACCTGATCAAAGATTCCGTCAGCAACCGACTCTGCGAGACGCTTGTTTAGGGAAACATTCTTCTCAATTTGCTCGTTGAGTTTTGTCTCCATTTCATCAAGTTTTTCTACCATGCTCTCAAGCACATCATATTTATCTTCAGGGATTGATACATAATGTTCTTCAAAAAGTCCTTTCAGACCGGTCATGAAGGAATTGGTTAACTCTTCCTTCAGACCACCTTCAATAGCGAGTGAATTCTCTTGGAACCACTCGTCTGCAACATACTCAAGGTAAGAATCAACACGCTCCGAAAGAGCTGCTGAGATTTCTTGAACCTCTTCGACTAGACGCTCTTCATATTGAGCCTCAAGAGATTCCTTAACTTGGTTTACTCTTGAGATAATTGCAGCTTCAAAAATTGTCTTTGCTTTTTCCTTGAACTCTTCTGAGAGTTCTTCGCCTTCGATGAGGGCGTTGACATCTTCTTCGATGTCATACTGCTCTTCAACTACTTCTTCTTCACCTTCTTCTTCCTCTTCTTCTCCCTCTTCGGAAATTACAGATTCAATCTCTTCAGTCTCTTCTTCGGAGATTAGATCTTCATCTTCGAGTTCTTCTTCTTCCTTCATGCCATGCATTGCTTCGGCAGGTTTAGCACCTTTGTTTACAACATCTTTAACTTGCTTAAGTGTAGCACCTGGTGTCTTCAGTTTTGCTGAATCATCATCAGACTTATAATTTTCTGGCGTAGGACCTCCAAGATCTTCCCAAGAACCAGTTTGTCCTGGAGTTACCCCAGAGAGGCTTGGCATTGAATCTGCTGCCTTTGCATTAGCGTTAACGGCAGTTTTGGATTGCTTAGTGCCTACTTCCATTTCTTGTAATTGTTTACCACGAGACATTTGAACTCTCCGATTTTCCTGTATGAAATCTATATTTATTTATAAATTAATAAATTACAACGAATTAATGAAATTGTTGAATAAGTTTAGTTTATGCTCTTCTAGTCTCTTTTGATCTACAAGAGTATTAATTCTTCTTTGAGTTTGTTCTGCAAGTTTTTCACGAAGAATGCCACCATCCCAAATCCACTCTTTCCCTTCCATAATTCCTTGGACAAAAGCATCGGGAGCAGAAGGATCGGCAACGATATCAGCTGCAGTTGCAAGCATAAAATCCTCACCTACTTCATTAAAACCTTCTTTGGTTGGTCTTAGCGAACCAATACCACGAGAAGAAACGCCTAAACAAACTCCTTCTTTGAGAAGAGATTCGGCAATCTTACCCATTGGTGTAGATAAGATTTGTGCCTTACCAATGAAATTATTACCTTCTCTTTGGAGATCGACAATCTTATGAGAAACTCTGTCTAGATTAACAGTAGGTCCATCTGGATGTCCAAGTTCACCTAAAGCACGACCTTTATTGACATACTGTTCCGTATAACGCTTTACTTCTCTTTCCATAACAGGCATACGGTACATTCTACCGTTTCTGTTTACCTGCTCTGCTTGGAGAAAAACTCCTTTAATGAAAAGATTTTTCTTACCGTTTACATTTTCAGTAAGAACTTCTACCTTTTCGATTTCTTCTCTGATTAGTTTCATCTTAGGCATTTCCTGAAATTTGAACTTGTTGATAATATAAAGTTCCGGCACCTACACCAAAAACAGATACCTTATTCGAAGATGTGATCGTTGCATCGGGATCATTAAATGCGGTTAGAATACCACTTGAGTCATAGTCAACTGTCATTCTCACTTGGAAATATCCATTAACACCCGAGGATGTATCGATTGAAAGAACTTTTTGATGAGAAAAATTATGATATGTTGAGCCAGTTAAGGTTACATAATCACCAACTCCAAAAGGAATTTGTGTTCCTTCAGGTGCATTAATAATTGTTGTTGCTCCAGTCGTAACCCCAGCAACTCTATTTGATGCCTTTGTTAATGCTAGAGTTTCCACTGTTCCAGATGAAACATAGTAATCAGATCTTGTTGCCGATGGAGTTGCGCCAACAGCAACATGAGCACCACCACCAACAGCAACTACTCTAATAACACTTGATTGGACGGAAAATGCTGTAGATGTCGTCGCAGTTCCAGATGTAAATGCAACAGATGATCCAGCACCTACTGGTCTATGAGCCATTATTTTTATTAATACACTTTGAGTTATTTATTTATTCTTCTTCTTCAGAATTTTCAGGAACAATAAATTGATCTTCTCCAAATAAACCTGATGCTACTTCAGGTCTAAAAGAATCAATTTTTTCTGCTGACTTGGCAAAAAGAATGTCTTTAATTTTATCACTGATTTGTGCTGGTGATTCGTCAGCGATAATCATATCCAGAAGTTCATCCATCGTCTTAATTCAAATTGTAATCTCTTGTATTTATATTGTGCCACCCTTAGGCATTTTCATTGGGCCTGCATCAACTTCTGCAACTTTTGCATCAGCATTTACTGATGATGCATCAACTTCAGGTTCCATTACTGGTTGACCCAAATCCATTTGTTGTTGATCCATTGGCATACCTGTATTTGGATCTACTGGAATACTTGGATCTGGAATTATTCCTTTTTGAATCTCTTTCTTAATTAGAGCATCTTCCTCAATAATTTCTTGGTCGGTTTGGCGAAGAATTTTTCTTCTTAAATAGTCTTGAGAGAAATATTTTCCAACATATGGTTCTGCGGTTTGAACCATTGCAAGCCTTTCGTTGAGAAGTTCTGCTTCCTTTAATTCTGCAAAATGATTGTCATACAAGAAGTCATATTGAATATGCTCTTCCATAATTTCCCAATCTTCTGGGGTAATAATATTTTTGAGAATCAATTGAGTTTTCAACATATCATTGAACATGTACGAAAATCTCTTTCTCAGTCTTGCAACAAACTTACTAAATTTAACTTCATCACGGAGAATTTCTGAAGAGCGACCTAGATTGAAACCACCTTCACCACCAATTCTTGTTGTTGGGACATTTAGAGATCTATAAAGTTTTTCCTGGAAATAATTAATGTCTGTAATTTCACCAAGATTCTGGCCACCAGGAAGAGTTGTAATTTCAGTTCCTCTGCCACCTTCACGGCGAGGAAGCCAGAAATCTTCAAGCATACTCATGAACTTTTTATCATCACGAATTTCTCCAGTTGATGCATCGTATACAAGTTTGTTACGATAACGCATCATAACATCACGGAGATATTGCTCTGCTTTTACTTTTGGAAGATTGCCAACATCAATATAAAAAATTCTTCTTTCTGGGGCACGAGACAATCTATAGATAACAAGTGAGTCCTCAATCATTCTAAGTTGATTGAGTGACTTAATTGCTTTATGAAGATATGAAAGTGTTGATCCCTTATTTCTATCTACTAAACCGGAAGTGCAATATGTGACTGAATCTCTAGTCATTTTAATGCCACCTGATCCACCTAAAGCAGATGGGTTGTTGGTGGGATAATTCATCTTTGGATTGTAGATGAAATACTCTTCAATCTCAGGAAACTCATAATCCATGGGATTGTCAGTATTCACATTAGATAATCTAAAATTATCGTTACTCTTCTTTTTTTGTTGGCGAACATAACGCATTTTCATTGCGTCAATATATCGAAGCTCTTGAATTCCTTCTTGTGGTTTTTTTAAATCAATTACTTTGTGATAAAATAATCTTCCGTCAATATACCAATTTCTATAGATTTCGTGTGATTTCCTATCGAAATCTAAAAGTTCTAAGATATATTTAAATTCTTTTCTTATCTTTGTCTTTATACCATCACTGGCATTTAAGTTTGAAAGTTCAATTTGAACAGGACTATCATTTGTATCCGATACAATTGCTTCATTTACAATATCTTCAATGGCACTATCACATTCTGGATGAAGTGCCATTTCACGATATCTTTTAATTAAATCAAATTCTGTTCTATATACCCCTTCTATATCAACATAGGAACCAAAAAAACCACTAGTCAAATAATGGTCAACCCCGTCCTCATTATTGGGAGGAACGGGGGAAACCGCATTTGGTGATAGTGGCTCAGTATTCTCAATAGAGAATCCAAATAATTTTGCCATAATTTATTAAACTGATAACTTCCTTTTCAGTATTTATGCGATCAAATTACGCTTGATCTTTTGTCCAAGCTCCTGGTTCCCAGTATTGAACTTGGAACTCTACGGTATACTCTTCAATAGTATCACTTGCATCATATGAAAGATCAATTGCAGAAATATTAGTTGGAAAAATATCAAAGAAAGTATATGTTTTTAGTGGAGTAAGTGTAGTTCCACTTACAGAACCTGAATTTGTAGTGGATTCGATACCATTATCAGCACCTCTTCCAAGTTGATGGACAAGTGCATTTGTCATGTATGATCCTGGATTAGTTGCTCCAGTATTATTTGAGTTCTTGCTCATACCTTGCATCCATGCTTCGAATGCATTTCTGAGTAAGAAATTCTCATCATTAATAACAGTGACAGTCCAAACATCGAAAGTTCTGTCTCCAGCAACCTTCAGTGTACGACCTCTAAATGGAACTTCGATAGGTGCAATATTTGATGCTGGAAGAGCAGCAGATTTGCACATAAATTTGAACAAATCTGCTTCTTGGTTGTCTCCAGTTCTCCAAACATTTCCTCCTGCAGCAACAGGGAATGATGGAATTTCAACTTCGAATAAATTGGGTCTCGCTCCTCCACCAGATAATTTTGATTTGAAAGCGGTGATTGTTCTGAGAGTGGACATTTTGAGTTCCTCCTTCTGTAATTAATTTAGGTTAGATTAAACTGATCCAGCCACTTCTTCAAAACTTACACCCGTTCTAGTGGCAACGAATGTGAGTGTAATATAGTTGATTGACTTGGTTGGTTTCAGGAAAATATCAGCTCTGAACTCATTATTATCAATGACATCTGGAGTGTTATTTGTTTCATCGCAGATTACTACGAAGTCATAAATTCCTCTCTTTGCCTGAACATCACGCAGATATGGTTCAACAATGTTGACGAAGTTTGATCTTGTTGTTTGATCGTTTAATTCAAACAGTTGTGCTTGTGCTGATCTTTCGAGTGCTTGCTCTACTGTTAGGAACAATCTGCGAACATTGATTCTATCGAATGCTGAAGGATATGAAAGTGCAGTCTTATCACCGAAGAGAAGAACTCCAGTTCCAGGTTGATTTACAATCGCATTGACTCTAGAGGTGTAGAGAAGATCTCTTTGCGCTTTAGAAGGATTATATGCTAACTTAATAGCATTGTTTAGAACACCTCTCTGTTGGCCCGCTGGAGAGAACCATGGGAATCCAGTAACATTCGTTCTGGTCATCAATCCGGCAATGTCTCCATTACAAGGAATATATCTGAATATATTATTGAAGCGATCATAAGTATACTTATAACCACTATCAAAAATAGCATAAGATGAAGAAGTAACTGGTGAGAAGAATCTGATCACATTATCAGTTTGTGTATTGCTATTTGTAACATCTACAACACCTGCTCTATGTGGAGAAATAACTGCCACACAATCTTTTCTACTTTCTGCAACAGCAATTAGTTTATTTGCTTTTGCTTGAGACTCTGATTCTTCTAAGAGGCCTGGTCCATTTAGCAAGTAGTCAACTTGAATTTCATCCTTGTTGGAGAAAAGATCATATGCAGTAGAAATTGAACCAAGATCTGCTTGCATTCCACCAGCAGCAGAGTAATCAACACCACCACTTAACGAGTATGTTTTGTTTCCAATTGCACTAAAGGTAATTCCTTGTGCATTTTGTCCCCAAAGACCTTGACCAATTGTATATTTGGTGAATGAAGTGGAGAAACCAGTTGCTACTGGAACAGTGCCATTATAAGCATCCGCTGCTTGAGATGGATTATATCCTGCATACAGATATTGTGAAAAATCTGCAAGATAATTCTTATACCAGATCTTCTGTGGAGAATTAACCTGAGAAACTGAATCAAGTGCTTTAGAAACACTTACATGCTTCTCAAGAAGATTTCCTTGAATTCCAGTTACAGATCCGTTATCATCTACGATAGCGATGTGCATCGCATCGTTCTTTCCATTTCTTGCTGCAGAGTATGCGTTAGTTCTTGGTTTTGGTGCAATTGACTTCCAGTAAATAACTGAATTTGTCAAACCAAGAGTTTGTTGATCATACCAATCGAGTACTTGACCTGCAGCAGCCCCAGAGCTCGCTGACAGACCAGTATTTATTCCTGAGTTATTTACGAAATAAAGAGTGTCTGATAGACCAAATGAAGCAACTGAATTTCCTTCAGAATAAGTTACTGATGTTTCTGTTCCTGCAGAAGAAACTCTTGAAACAATCTTAACATCAATTGTGCTGCTTCCGTTTGTAGTATCAGTAGAAACACCTGTGATAATTCCTTTCAGATAACCTGTAAATGAAGTTGTTGTTCCTACTCCAGCAATCGCAGTGCTTGTAATAGCACTTGTTACGCCATATCCAACTTGAGCGCCGAGATTGCTTAGGTTA